GGTAAATCGTGGCATTGTTCGCAGCGCAGGTAGTGGTGGCGCAAATGCTGGTATAATCTACGCTGGCACAGGAACAGTGACCGCTGGAGTTCCTGCTAACATTTATCTTCTTATTAATGGCGATGGAGATAACCAAACATTAATGAGTCTTTGGACAGTTCCCGCAGGATATACAGCATTTCTTACAAAGATGGCTTTGTCCACAGGCACATCTACCAACACCAAAGCTATTTTAAATGCTAGTCTTGTTGCTAGACCCTATGGGGAAGTGTTTCAAATAAAAGAAAGATTTACTCTTACAGATGGCGCACATGAACAGTTTTATACTTTTCCTTTAAGGTTTACAGAAAAAACAGACTTAGAAATGAGGGCGTTTTCTTCCTCTGGATCTGTTAGTTTTGATGTTTCTGCGTCAATGGAATTTGTTTACATTCAAAATGTGGGGCCAATCTAATGCCTAAGATCGACAAGTCCAAGATGAAATGCAATAAGCCCAAGCGTCAGGTGTCTGGCGGCAAGAAGTTTGTTGTGAAGGCATGTGACAAGGGAAAAGAAAAGATCGTCAGATTCGGGGACGCTAATATGACCATTAAGAAGTCTAACCCGAAACGACGTAAATCGTTTAGAGCAAGACATGGATGCGACACTAAAAAACTTGATAAACTATCGGCCCGTTATTGGTCGTGCAAAATGTGGTAGGACTATGAGCAAACCGTACTTACTTGTTATATTTACAGCCATTGTAGGACTCGCTTCTACAGGTCTTATTTGGATGATTTCTACGCTTGTTGCGGTGGATAAGCGTACAGAAGTCATGGATATTAAAATAGATCATTTAGTTCAGGCTGTAGAAAAGCTGACAGAAAGGCAGGCAAGTTTTGATAAGTCGTGGTCAAATGTCGTTCCAGGTTTCAAAATCTCCACAGGAGGTAACTAATGCCAGCAAAAAAGAAAAAACCGCTAGACGCCTGCGCCAAGAAGGTGAAGGCTCGGTACAAGGTGTGGCCCAGCGCATACGCAAGCGGAGCGGTAGCCAAATGTCGCAAGGTCGGCGTGGAAAACTGGGGCGAATCTTCTAACAACAAAGTCACAGGTGGAGTGATTGCTTCTGTGGATAATCCAAAGCGTCCGGCGCGTAATCGTTATGGGGTTGGTGGAAGGATCGCCTCTGGCTGCGGTTGCGTTCAAGAGAATAGACGCAAGCGGACGGAAACGTACTAATGGCTAAAAAAGGAAACTCACTGCGCGAATGGTTTGCCCAGAATGACGGGAAGGGTTGGGTCGATTGTAACACTGGCAAGCCTTGTGGTCGTCAGAAAGGTGAGAAGCGTAAGAGTTATCCGGCCTGTCGCCCTACTATGGCACAGTGTACATCTGCGGCGAAGAAGAAGAAATCGTCAAAAAGAATTAGCTGGAATGCTAAAAATGGCGGACGCGTTCCGTCAACAGCAGTTCGGGTGTTTTAATGACATCTGTTTGAAAACGTAGTATGGTGACACAAAGGAGATTACTATGCCTAAGAAATTAAAAATGGTTGAAAAGAACGGCGAGATGGTTCCGTTCTATGCTGCGGACGGCGTTGGTAAAATGAAATATGGCGGACGCGTAAAGATGATGGGCGGCGGTGCAGTTCGCGGTTATATGAACGGCGGAAAGATTACGCGCTACAAATATGGCGGTTGTGTCGAAAAGAAAACCAACCAAAACCCACATATGAGTTGATACAATGACAACATCAGGTTCAAGAGACTTTAACATGGATGTCGGTGAGATCATCGAGGAAGCGTATGAACGCTGTGGCCTCGAAGTTCGCACGGGTTACGATGCTCGAACAGCGCGTCGGTCGTTGAACCTGATGTTTGCTGATTGGGCTAACCGTGGTCTAAACCTTTGGACGGTGAATCAAGGCATAATCACATTGACAGCAGGTCAGGCACAAGAAACGCTTACCTCTGATGTAGTTGATGTTCTGGAAATGGTTCTTCGTAGAGACAATACGGACTATGAAGTAGAGCGGATTAGCCGTGGCGAGTATTTAACTCTGCCAAATAAAACCACGCAAGGGCGTCCGAGCCAGTTTTATTTTGATCGGCAGATAGATCCGGTGATTAACCTGTGGTCTGTTCCTGAAAACTCTACTGATCAGCTTGTTTATTATTACGTTCGCAGAATCGAGGACGCAGATGCTTTGGTTAATACTACTGATATGCCTTTTCGTTTCTATCCTTGTATGGTGGCGGGGTTAGCATACTATTTGTCTATGAAACGTGCGCCAGAGAGAGCGCAACTTTTAAAAGTTGTGTATGAAGAAGAGTTCCAACGTGCAGCAGATGAAGATGAAGGGCGTACTCCACTGAAGTTACAGCCTAGCATTCAGTACTTGAGGGTCTAATGTCATACGCATCGGGAAAACATGCCTGGGGAATATCTGATCGTTCAGGTCGCCGCTATCGTTTACGCGATATGCGACTTGAGTGGACAGGTGCGCTCGTTGGCCCCGATGAGTATGAACCAAAGCACCCACAGTTGTTTCCCCCCAAGGTGGGACCAGACCCTCAAGCGTTGCGTAATCCGCGTCCAGACACCAAAGAAACGGTTCAGGCTTATGTCGGTGTTCCGTTAGTAGAAAACCCAAACTTGAGCAGCCCTCTTGGGGTTGGTCAAATAGGCACGGTACAGGTTAATACAAACCAAGCAAGCGATGTCGTCAACTTGACGGGGGTTGGTGCTACGAGTGCAGTTGGTTCTGTTTCTGCTCAACCGGACGTAACCGTTGACGTAACGGGTGTTTCAGCTACTGGTCAAGTGGGTAGTGCAAGTGCGTTCCCGATTGAAGAAACTTACAACATAACGGTATTCGCACCGTTTGGCTCAAATATTTTTGCACAAGACGGTGCTGCTCCAGGTCCAGCCGGAAGAGATGTTACTGAAGGTTTGGTCTATCGATACGACCAATCTGACAACTCCAACTCGGGGCACCCTCTTCGGTTTTCCACCACACCGGATGGAACACATGGTGGTGGCGTTGAATACACAGTAGGTGTCACGTACAACGGCGTCCCAGGCAACGCTGGAGCATATACTCAGATAGATGTCGCAATAGGTGCGCCAACATTGTATACTTATTGCAGTGTTCATTCGGGCATGGGATATAAGGTTAATACGGTAGCACCATGAGTTTTACATACGGACAACTAAAGCAGGCCATACAGGACTTTACAGAAAACGATGAAACGTCTTTTGTGAATAATCTTCCTGTGTTTATTCGCTCCGCAGAGGAACGTATTCTAAAAAGTGTTCAGCTTAGTTTATTTCGTAAAAATGCCACGGCATCTACGGATACTGGGTTTCAATATTTAGCGGTTCCGTCTGATTTCTTGGCTCCGTTTTCGCTAAGTATGACGGGAACAGACGGCGATAAGTTCTTTGTCGAGTTTAAGGATCCTAGTTTTATTCAAACATATACCCCTGATCCTACCACCACTGGAGAACCAAAGTATTACGGTCAGTTCGACATAGATTATTTTATCTTAGGGCCGACTCCAGACGCGGAATATACAGCAGAACTGCATTATTTCTATCGGCCTCTAAGTATTACGGACTCTACACTAAACGATAACAGCACTACTTGGTTGAGTGAAAATGCAGAGTTAGCGTTGCTTTATGGTAGTTTAATCGAAGCATACGTGTACATGAAGGGTGACCCAGACGTTATGAACATGTATAATTCACGCTTCCAGGAAGCCTTAGTTGGAATCAAACTACTTGGAGAGGCTAAAGAAACCACGGATGAATACCGTACAGGTAAAGTAATAAGGGCTAAACAATAATGTTTAAGTTTGAGTTAAACGTACCCCGTGATGAGCAAGTTGTGTTGGTTAACACAACCGAAAACCGTGGTTTATCTCCAGAGGAACTTTCTGAGCAGTGCGTTCAGAAAATTGTATCTGTATCTGATGAAGCTCCCCCAGCAATCAGAGATCAGGCTCGTGCTTTTCAAAAGCACATTGAAACGCTTGTTGCATATTATATGCGGCAAGCTATTCGCAGTGACCGCACAACTGTGTATAATGCACTTAATGATGCGGGGCATCCCGAACTGGCTGAACTCATAAGGAGACTTTAATATGGCCTTTACTGGAAACTATATGTGTACGTCGTTCAAGTCTGAACTTATGACAGCGACACACGATTTCACAAACTCAACAGGTAATACCTTCAAGTTGGCTTTGTATGACAACAACGCGACATTCAATGCCGCAACTACAGCTTACACAGCAACTAACGAAGTTGGTGACTCAGGCTCTTACGTTGCTGGCGGCGGTGCGCTAACCAATGTCACACCAACATCTTCTGGTACAACAGCATTCACAGACTTCAATGACATTACGTTTACGTCTGCAACAATCACTGCTCGTGGTGCGTTGATTTATAATGATACCGCAGCGGGTGATCCTACTGTAGTTGTTCTAGACTTTGGTTCAGACAAAACATCTACATCTGGGGACTTCCAGATTGTATTCCCAACGGCTGACGCAAGTAACGCTATCATCCGTATCGCCTAAACTCTTAAACGGAGTGACAGGTCATGGCGGATGCCAGAGTAATATATGCTGGCTGGGGCAGAGACTCGTGGAGTAGCGGTACTTGGAGTAATCCTGCCGTAACTCTACCCTCTGCTGATGGTCAAGTAGGCACTGTCACTGTATCAGCTAGTGCGCCCAATATCGCAGTCACTGGTGTGTCTGCGCTCGAAGGCGTTGGCGTGGTCTCTATTGAGGGCGCAGCTAGTGTACCCGCTACAGGCATAGATGCTACTGGGAACGTAGGTAGCGTAAGCGTTGTTGCTGAAGCGGTTGTTTCTCCTACTGGTGTTGAAGGCACGACAGAGGTTGGTTCTGTTGTTGCATCTATTCCGGGCGAAGTAGCTGTTATTGGCATACAGGCAACCACTGCGGTTGGTTCTGTTACAGCTAATGCTGGAGCAGATGTTACACCTACAGGTGTGGAAGCCACAGGTGAAGTAGGTGGGCTACCCACACAGCCAGTTGGTCAAGAGGCCACAGGTGAAGTAGGTGTTGTATCTATCAATGGTGCTACGATTGCGCTTGTCACTGGCGTTGAGGCTACGGGTGAAGTTGATTCTGTTACCGTATCTGGCGATGCGCCAAACATACCTGTATCTGGTTTGGAATCTACAAGTGCCGTTGGCTCCGTAACTGTAGTTGAAGGCGCAGGTATTGGTGTAAATGTTACAGGCATATCAAGCTCCACTTCTACAAATGACGTATCGGTTTCCGCAGATTCTTCTGTATCTGTTACGGGTCTAGAATCCACAAGTGCTGTAGATTCAGTTACAGCTACAGGCGTAGCAAGTGTTCCAGTCACAGGACTTGAAGCGACAGGCGTTGTAAACGGCCTACCTCAAAGCGTTACAGTTTACCTCACCGCTTCTGATGATGCTGGCTGGGGTCGTGGTGCATGGAGTTCTGGCGAGTGGAGTCAGCCAGTAGAATCTGACATTGGTATGTCAGGCACCGTAGGTGATGTAACTGTTGATCTACGGATTCAGGTTCCTGTTACAGGCTTGGAGGTGACAACGGGCGTAGGTTCTGTTACTGTTGCGACAGGTACGGGCGTTGATGTTCCTGTCACGGGGGTAGAGGCAACTGGACTGGTAGGTCCACGGGGAGTTACCGTTTGGGGTAGAATAGTTCCAGGTCAGACAGCGACATGGACAGAGATTGCACCAAACACAACAAAAGAGTATATTGAAATTAGACCGTGACGGAGGTTAATGCTTCATGGCTAGTACATACACAGTAAACAGTGGTATTGAGCTGATTGCCAATGGCGAACAGTCTGGCACATGGGGCGATACCACGAACGTAAACTTACAGATCGTAGACCGACTAACAGGCGGCGTAGGTACGATCACACTTTCAGGAACAACACATACTTTGACGACTACAGATGGTTCTCTATCTGATGGTCAATATAAGGTCTTAGTTCTTGCTGGATCGCCTTCTGGCACAAATACCATCACGGTAACGCCAAACGATCAGCAGAAACTTTATTTTGTCAAAAACGGATCAGGTCAAAGTGCCGTATTCACACAGGGTTCTGGCGGCAACGTCACAATTCCTAACGGCGAAAGCGCGATCATCTACTGCGATGGCGCAGGTTCTGGCGCACAGGTTGTAAACCTTTCAGCGACTTTCGATCTCACAACATTCCTAGAAGCAGCAAACAATTTATCAGATGTAAATGACGCTGCTACCTCGCGCACAAACTTGGGTGTTGCGATTGGGTCAGATGTTCTAGCGTATGATGCAAACCTACAAGGATTCGTAGATGCGCTGACACTGCCAACCTCTGACGGCACAAATGGTCAGGCGTTGGTGACAAACGGAAGTGGTACTATTAGTTTTGGTAGTGCGGGTATTTCAACTGGTAAAGCCATAGCTATGGCAATCGTGTTCGGCTAAGGAGATAGAAAATGGCGGCACCAAATATTGTAAATGTAAGCACAATCACAGGCATTTCGTCTACGACTGCGCTTACCACAACATCACAGACAACTCTTGTAAGTAACGCTGCATCAAGCAACAAGGTTTTCAAGATCAATATGATTCAAGTAGCGAACGTGGATGGCACAAACGCATGTGACGTAACTGTGGATGTTCACAGTGCAGCGTCTGGCGGCGGCACAGCGTACTCATTGGTTAGTACAGTTTCTGTACCTGCGGATGCATCACTTGTTGTTTTGGACAAGAACACTGCGATATACTTGGAAGAAGATCGGTCAATCACAGCGACTGCTGGTACAGCAAGCGACTTAGAAGTGATCGTGAGCTACGAGGAAATTAGCTAATTAGGAGTTTCCGATGGCTAAAGGTAAAGGCGGCTTCATAGGCCAAGACGGGCTTAATGCGCCAGATGCCCCAACTGGGGTCAGCGGAACTGCTGGTGATACACAGGTAACGGTAAGCTGGACTGCGCCAAGCGATGTTGGCGGGTCGGCTATTACTGGTTATAATGTCACAGGAAGTAATGGAGTAGACTTAGGTTTGCCGGGTTTAAATGGGCTTTCCTACACCGATAAGTCTTTTTCATTGCAGTCTCAAGACAATGAACCTTGGAAAATAGCTTTTAAGACTGATGGAACAAAAATGTATTTGGCTGGTGGGAATACCACTACCGTGTATCAATATGCTCTTTCTACTGCTTGGGATATTAGCACTGCATCATACGAAAGCAAATCATACGGTTTTTCTTCTCAAGTAAACTTTCCACGAGGATTGGCTTTTAAGTCAGATGGAACAAAAGTTTTTATTGGAGGTTATTCAAACGCAACGTCCGATAACAGAATGTTCCAATATTCTTTAAGCACAGCTTGGGATATATCTACGGCTTCATATGACAGTGTAAACTTTAGCTTTGCCTCGCAAATAAGTTCTTTACAGGATGTAAAATTTAAGCCTGATGGGACTAAGATGTATGGAGTTAGCTATAATGAGCCAGATGAGGTTATCTATCAATATGCTCTTAGCACCGCGTATGATTTGTCTACAGCGTCTTATGAAAGTAAATCTTTAACATTAGGTGCAAATGAGGTTTACGCCGCATTTACTTCTGATGGTGCAACTTTATACACAGGTAACTTTTCGGAAGTTGTTACTGCATATTCACTTTCAACGCCTTGGGATGTTTCAACTGGATCGGCTACGGGCGCAACTGGAAGCCTTGCATCTCAGCTAACTTCACTAACAGGCATTGAGTTAAAATCAGATGATCTTGTCTTATATGCGCAAGGCCAAGACACAGACACGATATTCCAGTATTCTTTAGACCAATACCCCACAGCATCCCCTGTCACAATCACTGGCCTAACCAACGGCACAGGCTATACGTTTAACGTCTGGGCGATCAATGCGTTTGGTTGGTCTGTGGCGAGTGATCCTAGCGGGACATTGACGCCAGAGCAGCCTCAACTTGGTCTGTCTTTTGGCGGTGATCCAGATAACAATTCTGCTATAACAAACAGAATAGAGTTTATAAACATAGGAACTCTAGGAAACGCTACAGATTTCGGTGACTTGACACAGGTTGCCAATGATGTATCTGGTGCTTCTTCAAGCACTAGGGGGCTTAAATTTGGGGGAACCACAAACCCATTTGCATACCTTAATGTTATTGATTATTTCACAATGCGGTCGGCGGGAAATGCCACTGACTACGGTGACCTAACTCGCACTAGATATGAAACTGCTGCGTTTTCAAACAACACGCGTTGGCTTTGTGCGGGTAGTGGAGATAACGCCATAGATTATCGCAACATAGCAAGCACAGGAAATGCGTCAGATTTTGGGGATATAACTCAGGCAACAGGAACCCAAAAAAGAGCTGGTGTGGCCTCGCCTACTAGGGGAATATTCGGTGGGGGTAGTGGCCCAACTAACGTCATGGAATATGTGACAATAGCATCAACTGGAAACTCCGCTGACTTCGGTGATTTAGCTTCTGCAAGACAATGGCTTATGGGCTGTTCTTCAAACACCAGAGGATTTTTTATGGGTGGGGAATCAAACTCTAGTATCGAGTATGTGACAATAGCCTCAACAGGTAACTCTCAAAGTTGGGGAAGTTTAGCCAGCACTATATATCAAGCGGGGGCAACATCTAGCACAACTAGGGGCGTGATATTTGGGGGGTCAAGAACAAATCCTGTAAGAGATATATCTTATTTTGATATAACATCCGCAGGGGATATAGCAGATTTTGGTGATCTTGCGGCAATAGTAAGAACAAACGCAGGGTGCGGCACCAACCACGGAGGGATTTCATAATGCCAAATTATAACGGTGTATGGTCGCTCTCGACAGTTTATCAGGCTTACGGTGATGGTAAGTGGCCCCCGCCCCTTTCTGGGGACATTGGTGTTTTCTTTCATGGAGCATCAACAGATGTAATAGACTATGTTACTATTACTGCTCTTGGTAATACGACAGATTTCGGCAATCTAAGCGCAACAAACCAAGGTGGCGGTTCTGCCGCGTCGAGTAATACTCGTGGTGTTTATCACTTAGAATATACATCTACTAACGTAAATATCTTAGAATTTGTCACCATAAACAAGCCATCCAATACAACAGATTTTGGCGATCTTACAAGCGCACGGTTTAGCGGAACGGCTGCGGTGTCAAATCAAACTCGCGGTGTGTATGCGGGTGGTTATCTTTCAAACTATTCTAATGTGATGGACTACATTACGATTGCAACGCTTGGTAATGCGATAGACTTTGGCGATCTAACGTCTGCAAGGGATAGCTTAAAGGGTCTTATGAGTTCAACAAGAGGTGTGTTTAACTCAGGTCGGACAACAAGTTCTGACTATAACAACATGATTGACTATATAACGATTGCGTCAACAGGCAATGCCACAGACTTTGGCGATAGCACACGAAGCGTTATAGGCGCAACTGGTTCAAGTAATGGAGTTCGCGGTGTATATGCTGGCGGTTATAATTCAACTGTCTTTGGTTCTACAGGAAACGTAACTGAGGTCATGGAATACATCACAATCGCCTCTACAGGAAACGCAACTGACTTTGGCGATTTAACTGATGAAGCTATTGGCGCAGCGACAAGCAACGCAACTCGTGCTGTCATGGAGTTTCAGCGGGATCATGCGAGTGGAACAAACACCGATGTTATTAACTACTGGACAATAGCCACTACTGGCAACGCGGCAGACTTTGGAGATCAAACAAGTGCAGCGGGTGCGCAAAGAACCGCCTGTTCCAACGCCCACGGAGGACTTCAATAATGCCTAAACGCTATCTAGGAAACATTATAACTGATACTCCGACAGAGCCAACAGAGAACTTCATTGACAGCGCAGCAAGCGGCGTGTGGTCACTTGCGGAAGCTGAACGATATACGGCGGCAGGGGTATGGCCTAATGCAGCAAACGCTGCCCCTGCTTATGTTTTAGTTGGGGGATTTAGCATTAGTAGCACTTATTCTGCAAACGTGGATAGATATAATATATCTGTGCAAGCAAATGCTACTGACTTTGGTGATTTGACTGTTGCGCGTTCGCACATGAATGGGATTGGTGGAACAACGCGCCTTATATTTGTCGCGGGAAGAAATAGTGGAAGTAACTTTAATAATAATATAGATTATGCAAATCCGACTTCGCAGTCAAACTTTGCCGACTTTGGTGATCTTTCTGCCGCAGCTAAACAATACCCTGCAACTTTCGGAAACTCTACTAGAGGGATTTCCGCAGGTGGTGAAGGCCCAAGTCAGGGCGCACCGAACTATCAATATTATGATAATATGGAGTATTTAACCATTGCTACCACAGGCAACACTACCGACTTTGGTGATTTGACAGAGCCTACACAAGTTGCAGCGGGTTGTATAAACAGCCCAACAAGGGGTATTCGATCAACAGGTAACGCTATAACAGGTGGTGGGGGTAGTATCCAAAGTAATGTAATGGATTACGTCACCATTGCTACGACAGGAAATGCTACTGATTTTGGAGACAACACTTCAACTCGTTATAACGCTGGGGGTTGTTCATCTTCTACAAGAGGCTTAACGGCTGGCGGTAATAGTGGTGATCCCGACTATATAAACTTGAATGTTATTGACTATGTAACCATAGCTTCAACGGGTAACGCTACAGACTTTGGTGACTTATTCAGTATGCAGGGTGTTTATGTAAGAGGAGCTGCATCAGAAACAAAAGCTACATTTTTCCGCATAAACCAAACTATTGGTCAGGTAACGATAGCATCTACTGGAAACGCAACTGATTTTGCTGATTTAACAAATTCATTTAGTTCAAACCAATGGGGCGCGGCTAATTCTAACAATCATGGTGGTTTGCAATAGGGAGAATGAAATTGCCAAAAGATACAACAACAGAACTTACGTCAATAACACCAGACATTAACATTCAGCTTCCACAAGCAAAGCCTGAGTATAAATCTATGTTGGCGAATATACAGGAAAAAGCTCCTGCAATCGCACAGGCATCTAGCAACTTCTACAAGTCGCACTCGCAGATGATGTCGGTAACGCTAGACGTTACTGCAATTACGCCTATCCGTTCTGTTAAGCACAGCCTTGCGGAGATTGAGAAAACCAAAGCGGCCCTGCAAGAGGGCTACTTCCGCATGAAGAAAAACGAGGTCAAGCTGAAGAAGCTAGAGCGTAAACTGTCAAACGAGACAGATGACCTTGAGCGCGAAATGCTAGAAATCAAGATTAACGAGATGGAAGCGCAAGCCGCGTCATCCCGTGGCTACGTTGAAGGTGCGGTTCGCAAGCTAAACTTCTTTAGCAATCAGTATGAAAACCTGATGAAAAAGATCGGCAAGGACGAACTAACCGAAGAAGATTACGAGCGTGAGGAAGTCAAATATCACATTATGACTTGTATGAAACAGGCTCTAAACGCAGCGCGTAGCCGTGGCGGCAACATAGACGAAGGCAACCTAATCTATGTGTTTGATCTAGGCATCAACGCGGCACAGGCGCAAGCGGAAGTCTATTCATACCTTCAATGGGAGAACGAGCTAATCAAGCAAGGCAAGGCACCAGAGCATCACCACACGGTGCAGTGGCTAGAGGCTTGTGCAGAGAAATGGGCGCATTGTCCAAGTGCCTTTGCAGAAAGCCGTGGTTTTGCTATATTAGACGAAACATCATTAACGAACACCCCACAGCTAGAGGACAATTCAGATGGCTCATAAAGTTGTAAAATACAGGCTAGAAGCTGACGGGACTATTCCCACTTGGCTAAAGTTTGGTGTCCCACAATCAACAGGTGGGATGTATGCGGTTGCAGACCCAGACACTGCATCACCGCAAGATTGGATTATGATTGGCATTTCAGCGGATGGCGCAGATACATCTGACGCTATTGAAGTGATAGCATCCAAGGCCGACTTGCAAACTTACCTATCAACACAAGCGACAGCGAATAGTTGGACAGACCCAGCCCCGACCGAAGATGATCCTGATGCAACTGTTGCTTTCGACGCGGCTGCACATGCTCAACGTGTTTGGGATGACCTTGACGCTCTGAATGCATAGGTGGTGCCATGCCCCTGCAAAAACTCCAATTCCAACCGGGAATCAACAGGGAGACAACTTCGTACACTAACGAAGGTGGTTGGTTCGATGGCGACAAAGTACGCTTTCGGCAA